CAACCCCTAAAGGGATAACACGCACGTTGTCATGGAACTGTGAGAACAACTCCCAATTATGTAGTGATGGGACTATCACGGTGTCAAATAGGTGCAGGTATTCGGAGAACTCTGGTGGCAACCAGTTTGTTTCCCACATGGTGAGCAGCGCAGGGTTTTGTCCTGTAGTCCAACCTTTAATCAGGTTGGGTCTGAGGGCGAACACGACCCGTTCAGCGTCGTCACATAGTTCTACTTTGGTTGATAAAGCGTCCCGTAAACCTGCAACCATTTTGCCGTACCCGACATGAGGTAGGTTCACTCCGACAAGGTTTAGGTAGTTGGGAGTATTCCCGTTTCGACTTGCCATTTTTCTTCTGCTCGTTTCTCGACTTTGGCTGAACCGTCAATTTTGCGGGGCTGTACCCCGTTTTGACGTAAACGCTTGTATGCGTCTAGGTCTTTGTCTAGCACACGGTCTTTGTCGTTGATGGTTGCGACGCGAGCTTTACCTCCGCGTGATGGCATGGCATCTGCGCCGATACCGACGTAAGCGATTTTGCAACCGAAGCATCCCTCGACATCTAAACCTGGGTGGGTTTCTTGATGTTTAATCATTTAAGTTTCCTATTCTTCGACTATTGGTTCCTGCCAAGCACCAACAAATGTATCTGTTGCTGCATCATAGGTGTCACCGATGCCAGCGTATTTGCCACGAATGTTGCCGTTGTATGAGGTGCGAACACAAGGCTGTTTCCTGAAATTGCCATACCATTCTTCTGGTAGCAAACCTTCAATAAGTTCCGTTTCATCAATACCAACAATCACTTCGGTGACAATGTTGTTTTCGTCCAAAAATGCGTAGTGTGCCATTATGCCCAACTCACATTTCCTGTGCCAGCAGTAATCGTTGTTACCTTGAAACCGCCTGAAGGTGCAGCCGTTGTTCCTGTTAATCCTGCACCGATAGTGATGGTTGCGGTGTCGACATATTTCAGAATAACAACGCCAGACCCACCTGCTGCGCCAGCAGTTCCCGCTACGGGACTCGCAGTAATACCGCCACCTCCACCACCACCACCTGTATTTACTGTGCCTGCTGTACCTGCTGCACCCGTAGATGAAGCACCACCACCACCACCAGCGCCACCAGTACCAGCCGCACCTGTATAACCTCGTTTGTCAATACCTCCACCACCACCACCTGCACGAGTTACTGATGAACCAGTAACAGATGAAGCAACACCATCACCACCATTACCACCAACAGATGCAGTTGGTTTTGTACCCACAGCAGACGCACCTCCACCACCACCACCTGCACTATCTCTGCCAGAAGGGTTATATCCATCACCACCTGCAAAACCTTGATTTGCTGTACCAGCACCGCCTAGACCAAAACCTCCACCATCACTACCACCGCCACCGCCACCTGAACCACCAGCCAAACCATTGACAACGCCACCATAACTGTCTTTAGCACCACCACCACCACCAGTTGAAGTGATTGTAGAAAACAAAGAGTTACTACCATTTGACCCAGATGAACCAGAAGCAGCCCCAGACCCACCAGCACCAACGGTAACCGTGTAGTTGGTTCCCGTAGAAACAGAAAGTGCAAATTCAGCAGACGCTCCACCGCCAGACGATTCACCAGTAACAGACGACCGATAGCCACCTGCGCCACCACCAGCACCACGACCACCACCACCTCCGCCACCACCAGCGATGACCAGCGATTGAACATCGAACGAAGAAGAACTTGGGGAAACGAAACCGTTACCGAACCATTGACCAACAATGGTAGAAGGTTTCTGTCGTCTTAAAAATCTGTCAACCATCAATATCAAACAATGTTATTTACATACCCATGAATGTTAATAGAAGTAGCATCCGCAGCAGCCGCACGAACAATCAACGCTGTCGCATTACCCTTCAAAATAAGACCTGGGGCAACCAACACAAGACCAGATTCCGCTGCAATAGTAACCTCAATCAAATCGTTAGGGTCTGTTACACCACCCCAACCAATCGTAAGTTTCTTTGACGCGGCACTTGTGTTCATCGCATACAACCAAATTTCGGCAAACGATGTTGTTGCTGTTGGTCCTGTATGGATTGTTGTTCCTGTGGCGATAGCGGTTTGAGCGACCAGAATTGGTCGTCCGTCTGTTGAACCGCTAAGAATGTTTTTGCTGAATGTTGCCACAGGTTATTCCGTAATCAGCGCAAGTTCATTTTGGTGAACGTTGATTGCTGCTTCCAATGTGGTGAGTGCGTTCTCTGCTGAGGTTACGCCTGCTTCGTCACCTAACTGTGTGCAGGTCTGCTTGTTCAGTTCATGTTGCCATGCTTCGGCAGCGAACTGTGAAATCCTTTGGTTGAGGATGTTCTGTTTCTGCTCTGAGGTGAGTAGTGATGTGTAGTCGATTGCCATTGTTTTCTCCTTATGAGAATATGTTTGCTGCCAATATGTTTTGGTCGCCTTCATAGAATGAAGAACTTCCGTCTGCGGCTACATACGCTAGCAGGGTGCTAGCACTGTTTTGCCATTCTGTTAGATACCCAGTTTGGGATGCTGCGCCTTTGATTAGGAGCGCGTCATCTGCTGCTGTTGTATTAACAATTTGTACCATCGCACCCGTGGTTAAGGTTGCTCCGACACCCAAACGACCTGCCATATAGTTCGCCGCTGTACCATTGGCAAAAAAGTTCCAGCGACCAGTTGCGGCAGCAATATCGCTAAGGAAACCGTAGTTGTTGGTTGCGCCAGTCATGTTTGATGTGACACGGAAACCAGTTTGTGTACTAATTGTTGAACCAGCGCCAGGTGTAGTGACACCCACAGCATCAAACAGTGTCAAGGCTGTAACCGTAAATGCTGCGGCTGCGGTTGAGGCAACAGCACGATAATAAATAGCATCAAGAGTAACGTCCGATTGGACTATTCCGCTTGCTAATACGCCGATGCTGGTAGTTGAACCAGTGTGTGTTTTGGAGATTACTAAACCTCGTCCTGCGACTGGAACGCCACCGATACCAACCGCACCAGCGGAGTCAATACGCATACGCTCGGTGTTGTTTGTGTTGAACGCAACTACACCAGCGTCTTGTGCAACTAGGTAAACACCACCAGTTCCACGATGATAAATAGCACTATTTCCATTTGCTCCAGAAGCCCTGAGGATACGCAAACCATAATCTGTATATGTTGTATCACCTATCAAATCAACATAAACGTCACCATCTACAGTTTTGTTTACTCCAATTTCAAGGTTTCCCTGAATGTTTGTATTTCCGTTTGCGTTAACAGAAAAAACATTTAATACTCCAGCGGAATTTTTTAGTTGGAAATAATCTCCGCTTTGTCCTGCTGCACCTTTGGCAACCAAAATTGCATCTGCTGCTGTGGTGTTTGTGATTTGCGCCATAGCACCGCTTGTATTTAATGCTCCAACACCAAGTCGACCAGCCAAATAGTTGTCTGCGGTACCATTCATATATAAATTGAAACGACCTGTTCCAGAAGGAATTGCGCCATGGAAGCCCCAGTTATTGGTTCCACCTGTCATGGAACTTGTTGCTCTAAAACCTACTTGGTTGGTGATTGTTGAACCAGCACCAGCAGTTGAAACACCTGAAGCAGAAAAATGCAAAAGTGTTGCAAGAGTAAATGATGCAGCAGCAGTATTTACTCCAGAAACAAATGTTGCTGACTGTGATGTTACATCAGATTGAATCGCACCCTGAATAACCATTCCATAACTGGCAACTGCACCAGTAATATTTTTGCCAGCAAGAATTCCGTAACCAGCAGCAGTTAATGAACCGATACCGACCTGACCAGCGGAATCAATACGCATACGCTCCGTCAAAGTTCCAGCAGACGAAGCGGTTTGAAAAGTAATACGACCCGGAACAACACCAGTAGAAACAGTGCCATCAACGTTTACTATAATCTGTGCTGCAACAGGGTCAACAGTTGTGCCATCAGCACCAGCAAACATCAACTGAGCAATACCATCATTATTTGTAAGTGTGGTTACAGCACCAGCAACAGACCCTCTAGTTCTACCCAAAACAAAACGGTGAGCATTTGAATCGTTCCTGTTCAGAACAGAGGTGTAAGCCGTTAAACCAGTTGTATCACTTTGCTCATTAAAAATCTGTCCTGCTATGGAGGTCTGGAAACTGCCACCTACACTTCGCAACGCAGTTGTACCAAGCAACTGGTTTCCGTTCGCATCAATAACAAACGGTGTCGAGTCAGGGTTAGCCGAATCCTCAACCACCAACGCATTACCCGTACCAGTCTGCGTAATACGCAACAACGCTGCCGTAGTAGAACCAGAAATAATCTGGTTAGTAGTAAACGTGTTCGTCGAACCAACCAACGCATCACCCGAACCCGAACCCGAAGGACCAGTAGCACCCGTAGCCCCTGTCGCCCCCGTAGCACCAGTCGCCCCCGTAGCACCCTGAGGAATAGCAAAATTAAAAACCGCATCCGTCGTATTACCAACATTCGTAACAGAAACCGAACTACCAGGCAAACCAGTAGTAACCGTCCCAACATTTATCGTCGCAGCATCACCACGCGGACCCTCAGCACCAGTCGCACCAGTAGCACCAGTAGCCCCATTAGAACCAGCCGTACCAGCAGGACCAGTCAACCCGCGAGGAATAGCAAAATTGAAAACAGCCGCAGACGAAGAACCACTATTCGTAACAGCAACATCAGACCCAGGCAAACCAGTCGTAACCGAACCCAAAGAAATAGAAGCAGCCGCACCAGTCGGACCCGTCGCACCTGTAGCGCCAGTCGCACCAGACGCGCCTGTAGCCCCCGTAGCACCCGTAGAACCAGTAGCACCAATCGTGGTCCACCCTGTTGACTTATACACCTGGAACTCGCCCGTATCCTTCAAATACGTGACCATGCCCTCAACCAAAGTAAACGCACCAGCCGAACCAAAATAAGTATTACGAGCTGAATCCGAATCAAACGTACCAACAACCTGCGACGCAAGATAATCATTCATCTCAGAAACTTCAACAGTTTCCGCCGTGAACTTCTTAAACTGTGGCATTACACTCCCAAAACAGCATCAGACCCTAAGGTACTTGAATAAGACGAACCAACCTCAAACACACCAGACGACACACTATAACCAGCAGCAACCAGCGCATCAGCCTCAACATCAGACACATAATTACTGTGACCACCAAAAAACACTCGACTCACCGTAGACATATCACTCGGCTGAACCTCAACAAAAGAACCATCAAGCAACCGGTACACGTTCTTCCCACGCAACGTCGGAGCATAAAAACGCCACAAACGCCACTCAATCCCACGCTTCAACGCATCACCATAAACAACAGCATTTTCTGTTGGAGGAACAAACGTTGGCATGAAACAGATACTACCAAATACAAAAGTGGGGCAGCCGAGCGAGGGGACTCGACCACCCCACAAATGTGGAGGGTTAAACGAACCTAACTAATTAGGCTGCGTTTGCACCAATGCTGGATGACGACTCAATGCGACGCAACGAAGCTTCGCGGAAACGGCCATAGCCGCCGAGCCAATACCAACCGATTGGATTGAAACGCATCAACGAGTCAACCACTGGACCGCGAACGATCTTCGGTACAACACCATTTCCGTCAATCTGGCTGTAAGCCTTAGCCAACGCCTGACGACCCATGATGTGTGTGCAATACACGTCAATCGTTCCAGTTGTGCTGGTTCCGTTTGATGCGTTGGTGAACACCTTGGCGCGAGGGGTTTCAATGAATCGTACTGATTCAAAGGTTCCGATCTCACCGTTGTAGATGTTTGCTGTGTCAACCGCTACGTGAGGTGCGTTCCATGATGCGTTGCCGGTTTCACGACGCAAGTCGTATGACACGTCAGGATGGATGTAACCCATGTAGTAACCGTTGAAGGTTGCAACGTTTGCAGCACGTAGAGCAGCAGTCTGCTTACGGATGTCGTTGGCTTCAATGATGTCTTCTGCTGCAACCGTTACACGGCTTGAAGGATCAGATGATCCACCGCCACCGTATGCAACGTTGGTTCCACCAGCAAGAACTTCACGAACAACTTGATCCAATGAGTCACCAGCGTTGTAACCGATAAGGTTCGCTGCTGCTGCATCAACATCCAAGAACGAAGTTCCACGAAGTCGAGCAGTTGTGTTCACGGTGTTGCCGTACTCTGCAAGAGAAACAGTCACCTGACTGTCACCCATAGTTTCAGGGGTGAGATCAGTTGATTCTGCAAGGGTTGAAGTCGCTGCTGCAAGTTCGCTGAAGATCGTGAAGATCACCGAGGAACCAGGCATTGACTGGTTGGTTGCTTGAACGTCTGCCGCCTGATCGAACAACATTTCCGAACGCAAAGCGAAATACGCAATACGGTCGTATGCTGCCTGGTCAGTCGACAGGTTACTCGTAAGAGTGATTGCCATGATAATTTCCTTTAGGGGTAGCCCCAAAGAATGTGAATCCTAAGGGGAGTGATTAGTACTGTTCTGCTTCGGCTCGCGCCTGGGCCAGTAGTTGCATCACTTCGTCCGTGGATTTTGCATTAGCAATACGTTGAGCGTAATCAACAGGAGGTTCGCTCGTCTGTCCAGCTTTCGCTGCCTGAGCCACACGATTCCATGATTGCTGTTCAGCAACCACTTCCTTGTTCTGACTTGGTATGAGACTTGCTTCTTCTGCTGCTTGTCGAATCGCCTCCGGTGATAGATCACCGTCGTAGCCTTTAACGAAATACTTGTACTTCGGATCGTTCGG